TGGAAAGACGAGTCGCAGCGCGGTGGGCTTGGCTAATTCGGCCGCGCCGTTGACCACGGTGTACCAAGAAAGCGCGGGATCATCGAGCACCGTGAGCTGCAAGGTCTGCGGGCTGCGCGTGGTGGGGATCTGCTTCTGCACGCGGTCCACAATGGTAGTCACGTCTACGAAATTCTGTTCACCGCCACCGGGGGCGATGTTGCGGATCTGCGTGACGTTCGTCCAAGCCGTGATGCGGCGGATAGTGCCGGTGCCCGACCCGGCCGGGTAGAGCGTCGTGTCCGTGGTGTTGATGCCCTCGAACGTGATGTCATTGGTGGAGACGTTGCTCACGCGCACGATGCGGCCGCTGAGCAGGTCCCAGCCGCTGGTCACCTCCAGAAAGTCACCGACCACGACGCTGTGGCCGGAGGCCAGGGTAGCCACCGCGCTGGCGGCGTTGGTGATGGCGGTCATGTTGACCGCGGTGCCGTAGGTCGACGCAACGGCGACCACGGTGCCCGTGGAAAGGGTAATTGCCATGTTGTTGCTCCGTGATGCCGGGGGAGGTCGAACCTAGAGCAGCGTGCCCGGCGCGTTGCTCGCGGTGTAAAGCGTGGCGTTGAATGTCATGGCGGCGCGGCCGATCGGTTGCTCGGCCTCGCCATCGAACTCGATCTCGGTGGCCTGGTAGATCAACTGCACAGCCTTGCCCTGCACGGTGAGCGCGGCACCGAGGGCGATCTCGACCTGCTCGCAGATGGTGTCGAGCGTGTTGGCGAGGTTGGCCCCGCGTGCAAAGGCCTGCACCTCGACCGTGACCACGCGCGGCACATACAGCACGTCGATGCCGCCCTCAGTCTCGGCACTGTCGCTGGTGGTGTTGACCACCAGCGCCGGCATATCAAGCTCGCGCAGCGGATACACGCGCGCGGTATGCACGCGCGCCTGCGTCTGGGCGAGCCCGGTCACTGCGGTGACGACGGCGGCCCGCAGGTCTTGGCGCACGTGGGACATAGTCAGCTCTTGGAAAGGAGCAGCGTGGTCATGCCGGTGCCGTCCGGCTGGATCTCAGACACGCTGTAGGCGGTGCCCTGCATCACCACACCCGCGCCGGTCACCACGGCGGCCACGTCACTGCTGCGCGCGATCAGTTGCGGGCGGGTGCCGGCGGCCAGGTCGAGCACGTTGACGTAGGCGTTGTCTGCGACGGCCCAGACAGGCTGGCCGTTGATGGTCACCTGCTCGCCGCAGGCCGTGAGATACGCCAAGCGATCAATGTCGGTTTCGAGCATTACGCGCTGCCGTTGTAGCCGGCGACGTTGGCGCCTGCGAACACCGGGCCGGTGGTCACGGTGGCCACCACGCGGATCCAGCCGCGCACGCTGCCGGCGGGCACCACCAGGCGGTGGGCCGTGCTGGCGGTGGTGATGGCGGAGGTGGCCACGGCCGGCGTGAGCGCAGCGGCGCCGGTGCCGCTGCCGTCGGTGGCGTCTTGCAGGCTGAAAACCACGTTGCCGGTGACAGCGCCGACGGTCAGCAGGACCACGATCTGGCCCTCGACATTGCGCACATCGACCCAGCCGCCGTTGTTGGCGCCGGCCGCGTAAGAGGCGGGCGCCAGGCCCAGCGCATTGAGGCTCAGCGCCTCGCCGATGAAGTTGAGCATGAAATTCACCTGCCTTTCTTGGCCGCGGGCTTGGGGGCCTCGACTGCCACGGGGGCGGGCTTTTCTTCAGCCACCGCATCGGCCACGATGGTGGCCTTGCCGGCGCTTTCAAAGCCGCGCGCGTTGATGTAGTCCATCTGCAGCTCGGCGCCCGGCTCGACCGCCTCGCCGCCGATGAGGAACGGGCGCAGCACCCGCACGGTGACCGTGCGGACTTCCTTGGCCACGGTTTGCATGATTGCGTTCTCTGGTCAGCAAGTGGGCGAGCCGCAGCCCGCCCACCTGGCGCATGGCGCGCGGGTTACGTCAGGTTGTTGGCCGCGTAGCTGAACGCGCCCGAGTAGCGCACCCCGATGTCGACCGAGTACATGGCGCGCAGGCCGATGATGCCGGCGAGGAAGTTTTCCACCGGATTAACGGCCAGCTCGAGCACGCCCCACTCGCCCACCACCACTTGGCTGAAGTCGCCAAAGAGCAGGCGGCTGGCCGGCATTTGGTTGGACGTCATGGCCCGATAGCCGATGCACTGGCCGTTGAGCATGTTGCCCGTCCACAGCGGCGTGTCGGTGCTGGTGAAGCGCTGGCGAGTCATCAGCAATTCGGTAGCCAGCGGGTGCGACACATAGCCGCAGCCCTCGGTCAGCGTGTTGGCGACCGCCAGGTCCGTCTGCGAGTTGAGCAGCAGCGCGTAGGTGATCGACGTGCCGGTGAAGGCGCCGATGCCGCCGGTGGTGATGATGCCGGTGGGCTGGCCCGAGGCGCCCGAGCCGTTCAGGCCGGCTTGGTCGACTGCCAGCGCCACCTGGGCGGCCAGGTCGGACATGACGATCGACTCGGCGCTGGGGTCGCTCTGCAGCTGCAACTGACGGCTGATGCGGGTGGCGGCCACCACGGTCTTGGGCGTGAGCGCCATCTGGCCGAAGGTCTGGTCAGAGAAGGCAGCGCCGGTGCCCGACTCCGCGCTCATCCAGTTGGCCACGGCAGCGCCGTTCTGACGCGGGACGGCGACGTTGCCGACCAGGCCCGACAGGCGACGCGCGCCCATGTTGAACAGCACCGAGCGGTTGCGCAGCAGGTCGATGAACGACACGTTGGCCGTTTCGACCAGGAAGCCACCCGCCGAGCCCGTGCCGGCGACGATGTCGCGCTGCTGGCGGTGCACCTGAGCCTTGAGCACTTCAGCCGGGATGAAGAAGTTGTTTTCGGCCTGCGCGCCGCGGCCCAGCTTGTTCATGACCTGGGCGGCCACGGCCTCGTGGCAGCGCTTCTCGAAGCCGGCCTTGGAGAAGTCACCCGACTGCACCGCGGAGATCATGCGGAACAGCGAGAAATTGGAGACTTCCTTGTCGGTCAGGCCGATGGCGGCGACCTCGGCGGGCTTGTCCTTGCCACGCTCTTCGAGGACCTTGAGCGCCTCGTCGCTGATGGCTTTGAAGTCCTTGCCGCTGGCGATCCAGTGCGAGGCCATGCGCACGTCCAGATTCATGGCGCGGCACAGGTTCTCGATGGCGACCTTGCGGTCCCTTTCCATCTGAACCGGGTCCAGTTGCGTGGCTTGCGGGGTTGCGGCTTGGGGACCCGCCGCGGGGGTTTCGACGACAGCAGTCACTTGTGTGACTCCTTTCAGAGATGCGGCGGGGGCCGCGGGTTGAGAAACTGCATCACGCTGCTCGACATTGATCGCGCAACGGGTTGTGGCGGTCTGTGCGGCGCGCGTGCCGGCTTCGGCATCGGCGCCCACGGCGACCATTGAGATTTCAAACGGCTGCCACTTGACGGCGCGCAGCACGCGGAAGCCAGACTCCTTGTCGCGGCCAACCTCGCGCATTTCGATGATCGAGTAGCCTACGGAGACGTTGCGGATGATCCCGCTCTCGACATCACGCCAAAATGGCTGAACATCTTCACGCTCGGAGAACCGAAGCTCTGCGTAGCCTTTGCCGTCTTGGAGCCAAGCGCGCTCGACGACACCGAGCACGCTGTCAAGCCGGCTGCTGTCGTGCGTGTTGAGCACCGGAGCGCCGGACATAAGCCGGGTCATGTCGACGGCACCCGATGACATGTCCAGCTCTTCAATGAAAGACTCGTCCTCCCACCAGTCGTAGCGCCGCACGCGCGCGCCGGCTGACCACATAACCGTGACCGTGCGCGACTCCGCCTTTATCGATTGCACCGGCGCAAGGCGCCGTTGCTGCGGCATGTCCACGAGACGGGTGGCTCGCTTATCCATAGTCCTACCTCCAAAGCGGAACGACCCGCTGCTGCGGGTCGTTGGTGGTGTCGTCATCGTCGGCCGTGTCGCCGTCGTCATCGGGCGGCTCGGTGTCATCTTCTGCGTCTTCAGCAGAAGGCTGGGCCGGCGCTGCAGCTGCAGGCGCGGCCTCGGGCAGCACGGTGGTGTCGACGTCGATGTTGTGCTTGGCCAGCATGTCAAGCTCGAGTCGGCGCTGTTGCACCACGTCTTCAATGTCGTCACCCGCGCCGGTGAGCTCGATGACCTTGGTGAGCGTCATGAAGCCGGCCTTGACCGCCTCTTTGTAGGCCGTGACCTCTTTGGTTGGGTCGACATAGGACCAGCCGCGGAACTTCCAGCGCACGGCCTCATAGCGCTCGGGGTCGCTGAAGTACTGCTCGGCCGTCAGGCCCGCAATGGCGCCGGCCAGCGTGGCACGCTGCATGAACACCGCGTGCAGCGGCTCGCGGAAGCTGCGCACCCACCACTGCTGCAGCACCATCCACAGGTCACGATCGTCCAGCCGCGCCAAGCGGCTGGAGCTGTAGTTGCTCTGGCTGTAGTCGCGGCTGAGGCTTTCATAGCTGACGCCGACCGCGGCCGCGGTTTCGCGCAGCATGTAGCGCATGAACGGATCGAGCGCGGAGTTAGGGCGGTTCGGCGCGTGGAAGTCGAGCTTTTCACCAGGGTTGAGCCCCTGAATGACGCCGGGCTCGATGTCAATGCGGCGGTCGCCGCTGTCTTCCTCCACGCCGGCCAGCGGGTTGTCGGCGTCGCTGCTGATGGTGCCAAAGTAGTTGGCCGACATGCGCGCGGCGGTGAGCTCGGCGCCGCTGTACTCATCCATGTCGTGCAGCTTCTTGATAGCTGCATGCATCCAGGGCTCGCCGCGGGTTTGCGGCCAGCGGTCGGTGAGCTTCAGATGGATGATCTGCTCGGCCGGCACGCGCGTGAAGCGCTGCGAGCCTTGCGCGTTGGCGCGCAGGTCGCCGGGGTGCGATTCGCGGATCCAGTAGGCAATGGGGCGAAAATACTCGTCTTGCTCGACGCCCATGCGCACGTTGGCTGGCACCGCTCCGCCCGGCGTGGTGAACTCATCGGCCAGGCGCTCGGCCTCGATGATCTCGAGCGCCAGCGGCACCTGCGATCCACCCATGCGGCGGTTGTGCAGGCGGATGATGACCTCGCCGGCCTCGAACACCTGGCCGATGGCCATGCGCTCGATCTCGTGAAAGTGCAGCGCGGCGCCCACATGGCAGTGGCGCGCCTTGGACCAGGCGGCAAAGGCAGCCTCGATCGCGCTGTTGAGCGGCGCGCGCAGCTCGCCACGCGTGGCCATGACCTGCGCCTGCATGCCGA